ATTAGGATACTTGGCGTTTATTTCTGAGCGTAATTGCTCAGCTGCTTTACTTAACTTTGGTTTTGGCATTAGGGTTCATAGCTCCCATTGAAGCAGCTACGACAGCACCTAATACAGCACGATAATCAAGGGCGAAGTCTGTTGCTTGCCAAGCTGCTAAGAAAGCGATTGCAGCTAAAGATATTTGTTTGTAATTTCTCATGGTTTTTTAGGAAACTTTAATTTTGTTAAATCTGCAAATTGTGTTGGCAAATCTCGTAATCCTTGACGATATTTGACCCACGCTTCTTTTTCTTTGTCAGTCAAATCTGCGTCTGGTAATTGTGTCCAATCGGATTGATTTAACAAAACATTTCTTTGGTTGCGTAAAACATATTGTTTCATTTCATCTGTTTCACAATTTATTAAAAGAAAATCGTATTCGCTCATGGTAGTGGTATCACAGTCAATTTACGATATTCGTATGAACCAGAAGCAGAGACGTTGCATCTATATTTCATTGTAAAAGTGTTAGAACCAGCTGTTAAGCCTGTTTGTAATATAACTTGAGTGATAGTTGCTTGGCTAGTTGTTTGATTTGTTGCAGCTCTATCATCTGAGGCAGCAATAGTTGTTGCACCTGAAACATCATAACTAAGAAAATTAAAATTTGGATTATTAAATCTTGCAGAAACAATTACTAAAGCTCTTGTACCAGTTGTTACTGTTACTGCTGGATCTGTTCCAGCAGAAGCAGCGTACGCAGTTCCAGCAGGATTAACCACTAATGCGTCAACGGCAGATTGTGTTGCAAATTTTAGACCTGCTAAAGAAGAATCTATAGCACTTCCAAGACTTCTAATGGCAGAAGCGCCGTCTTTAACAAGCGCTGTATTGTCTGGGGTTGTCCACCCATAATTGGTCGTAGTTGCCATTGTTCTAGTTTATCCTTTTCTTAAATAACGTCAAGCCAACGAGTAGCATTGTCAAGGTTTTGCCATTGGATCAAAGCGTTGTAATCTTCCCATTGTACGTCAAGTGTTGAATAGATTGAGTTAGAAACAGACATTGTAAGTTCAAGGTTTTTACGTCCAAGTGTCCAAGTCCAACCCTCGACAAAACCCTCAAAATAGCCCTCAGGAATTAGTCCTACTGGGATATTGTCAAGGTATAACAAAGTGTCCATAGTTACAGTTAGTAAATCGTCTCGTACTGTATTAGTCATATCTGAGTGGGCAAGGTTTACTGATACGGCTTCAAGTGAAGTTCTTGGTGTGCCACGATAATTGACAAAGTTTGTGGCTTGTTCTTGGGCGTCAAGTGTTTGGGCAAGTATTGTTGATCTAATTTCTTCAAGTAATCCGTAAGCATTTATTGACGTATCGTTTTGAGCTGCTTCTTCAAGTATTGGGTCGTCATATTGTATTACTACGCTGTTAACAATGTCGGCTGTTTGTAGTCTTGTTTGTATGTCAGCGTTTACTAGGTTAGCGTCAAGTTCTATTAAATTTGTTGCATAGTTATCTGTTCTGCGTTCAGCGTCAGCGTAACCTATCTCAAACTCTGCTGTGTCATACAAATAACCTAAACCTGATTGTTGAGTTATGTCTGTTAGTTCGTAGGCTTGTTGTATTTGTGCGCTTCTGGCAAGCATTTCGTAACGTCCTGCGTCAATTGTGTCAATGCCTTGTACACCATAGTTAGCCCAAGTTTCAGTTGTAAAATCATTCCAAGTTTGTGTGTTACTTAAATCTTCCCAAGCAACAAATAGTGTTTCTTCTAAAATACGTTGGATACGTGCGCCGTCAAGTTCCTCAGGGTAAGCAACAGCACCAGCGTAACGTTTAACAAGTAAACCAAGAGCACCAATGGCTTGAATCTGTAAAGTGTTAGGTTTACCACCTAAACCAGCGCCCTCAAATCTGTTATAAATACCTGAAACTTCACCTGTAAATAATTTTATGTATGCACCTGTTGAGTCAGTAACTTCTATGAGTACTGTGTCAAGTAGTTCAACTACTGGGCTTGTGCCGTCAAGGTTTAATAATTCTATGTTGCAATAACTTGGCTGTGTTGCCTCAAAAAAATCATTACGACCATAAGTGATTGTGCCGTCTTGTAAAGTTGTAGACGTTTGTACAGTACCAGCAATTGTTACCCTATATGTTGGTGTATATACTGTCATAGGTTTATCTAAAGCCGAAGTTAAAAGGTTTTATACCTGTTGTTTTATTTGCTGTGTTTTGTACTTTGGTAATTGTTCTAGCTGTGGCTTGTGGGTCTATTGCACCTTTAATGTTGTAGTTATTTACTGTTGTGCCACCACCTCGTACTGTGCTTGGTATTTGACCAGCTGCACCAGCCAAAGGTGCTAGTTGTCCAACTGGGTTGATCAGTAATTTACCAAAATCAGGCAAACTGTTATAAAGTTCTATGGCTTTTTCTAAGCCTGCAATAACACTTGTTATAACTGTTAATAATTTCTTAAAGCCCTCGCCCTCAGCTGCGCCAGTAACTTTGTCTAGCATATCAACTATAATTTGTGAAGTTCTCCTAATTTGTTCACCTAGCAAATATGCTTGACCTTTAACGTTATCTAAATCGTATCCAAAAGTAACAGCACCTGTTCCAACGTCATAAAAAGCACGTGTCATAGATTGTCTACCTTTACCAGTTAAGCCGTCTATAACTCCTTGTAATGCAGGCACTAAATTTTTAGTTGCAAAATCTGCAAACTTTTCAAGCAAAGGAAGTAAAGCAAAACCTAATTCGTCTGTGGCTTCATCTATAGCAAGTTTTAACCTAGTCATACGACCAGCAAAAGTATTAGCTGCTATTTCGGCTTGACCAGCAAAAGTTTCGCTTAATACTTTTACAGCTGCGTCAAAGTCTTTAGTCTTAACTATATTTTCATCTAAAGGAATACCAAGACGTTTTAATGCACCAAGGTTTCCATCATATGCTTTACCTAAACCTTCTGTAATTGTTGCTAAGTCTTTACCTGTGCCTGCTGCAATATCTAATGCAAGTTGTTGTAGTTTTTGTGCTTTAGTAACATCTCCTGTAGACCTAACAAGCCTATCTAAGCTAGGGCGAAGTTCAGTAGCGTTAACGGCAGCTGCACGTTCAGTTTTTGTTATATAGTCTTCAACACTTTTTATTTGTTGATCTGTTGCTTTTGTTGTGTTACGTAAAGTTTGTGCTAACGTTGCTTGTTCTTTAGAATCTTGTATTGCTGCTTTAACGGCATCAACACCAATTTTAATAGCCATAGCCCCAGCTGCAGCACCAACAGCAAGAAACGCTGCTGCGCCTTTTTGTAAAGCATTATCTAATTTACTGCTAAAAGTTTTTGTTTCTTTATCGGCTTTATCAAGTCCGTCAATGAAGTTTTTAGTGTCGGCAAGAAGCGCAAGTTTAAGTGTCCTAATATCAGCCATTATAAACCTGCTTTCCAAGCGTCTTTAATACGTTCATAACCTTTAAGCCATTCCTGAGCAATAGTTGGTTGAAATCTTGACATAGCACGATACAACCACCAACCCTCTTTACCACCCTTGCCAGAGCGTCTAGGAAACTGTTTGTATTGCTTTGATCCAAATTCATTACCCATTATCACATAACCAGCAGCAAAAGCACTAGAGCCAACTTTACGATTACCACCAATACTAAAACTTGGTGCTTTATCTGATTTAGATATTTTAATTGAGTCAGCAACAGCTTGTGCTTGTTTAACATTGTAAGGCGCGTTATTAGCTGCACCTCTAGCATAATTAGCACCACGTTCAGCCAAATCGCTAGCAATCTTTTTCATATCGTTTTTAGCAATATCGTCCATTTTACTAAAAGCACGAAGAAGCCCACGATAATCTTTATCAACTTTAACCAGTTGTACTGTTTTAGCCATTAGCTTGCTCGTTCAGTATGTCTATAGCTGTAGCCCATATATCGGGTTCTGCATTGAGCCAGTAATCGGGTGTTATCCCAGTTGCTATTGCTAATTCTACTGCTGTTCGCCCAATACTTCGGGCTTGGTAAAATTTGCTGTCTCAAAATCAGAAGCTGCAATATCGGTGACTTTACTTTTCCAAGTGTCAAAGTTTTCAACCTTTTTTGTAACACGTTGTTGAATCTTGTGAGCCAGAAATAAAAGTAATGTATTACTTGGTGTGCTTTCGTCAATAAGTATTTTAACAATTGACTTGCCGTTATATAGTTCTTTTTCTGCAAGTGAAAGTTCAATTGGTCTTGTCCATTCATCAAACTTTTCACCTGTTTCTAGTTCCCACGTTAATTTTAGTTTAAGCATTTGTGTGCCCCTGTTCTGTTTGTTGTTGTTAAA